CCTTGTAAAAGTTCTTGTTTAAAACTTGAACATATTGCTGATGATATTGCCATAATTTTCTCCTACGGGTTTGCTGAGTTAACTGGGATACGAACAGCGCCATCAGTGTAGTCGTCTCTTCGTCTTCTACCAACTTGCTCGTTAGCAAACTTCTGTACTTCTTGTTTATATTTATTTTCGTAAAGTGTCAACATATCTATTGGACCTTTTAAAAATCCATATGCCTCTGATAGACAGCAATATAAAAGTCCATTTGGAAAGTTAAGACTGATATAATTAGTATTATCACCCTCTAAAAGACCAGGCATTTTGTTAAAATGTATTCTAGCTATATAATTCGTATTAGGTGTAGGAGCTAAAAATATTCTACCTGATGTCGTATCTGTGTTCCCAGTTGCACCCCCAAAAGAAGCATAATATTTTGGTTTACCTTGTGCTGCTGCTGTTCCTGTTATATCTTGATATTCTTGTAAATAACTCATGTCCTTTTTTTCTAAAAAAGTATTTGCACCAGTTATAACTGAATTAGAATCATATACTTGAATGGCTCTAATAAATAAACATCCTGCAGGAGCGTTGATAGTTTCTTGACCTGCAACTAAATTAATTGTTTGTTGTTTTCTATCAGCATCAATAGGAACATCTCTTAATATTCTATATTGAGCATTTAAAATAATATTTTCTAAAACAGCATCTGTTAAAACATTTGAGTCTGTTTCTGTGTAACTTTTAATTTGTGTTTTTAATCCTGATGCACTTATTCCTGACATTATGCTACTCCTGCTACCTCTTTACAAATAGGACAATTTTTTTTGTGTCTTTTATGTGTCCCACATTTTATAGATTTTCCATCTTTATCTGTATATTCCTCAACATATGGTTCTACTTCTTCATATAAAACAAGATGTGGATCTTGTTTTTCCGGTACAAATATATTTTTTATCCAATTCCAAATTTTATTTATCATGCCGTTACTGTTACTGGTCCTGCCGATGCAGATCCGCCTCCTCCTGATTCACTTATACTAGATGTTGTGCTTGTTGCAAAGGTATAATTATCGTTGTCTACTTTTGTAATTACATATCCTGCAGCTAAATTTATTGTTGCTGCAGCAACTCCACCTACTACATTTGCATCTCTAAATCTAACTCTATCACTTGTAGATCTACCGTGATCTGGTTCATTAACAGATATGGTTGTTGATCCATTTGTTGTTGTAAAAGCATTTAATGGTAAAATTCTAGGAACAGCTGTTTCTATTCTATCAGGTCTAACATTACGTAAAGATATAGAATCACCATTCATTGGTTTTGGTTCTAACTGTGGTTGTTTTGGTTCAAACTCTGACACATGCACGAATGATCCATTCCATTCTCTGACCATTTCTTTATATGGAAATTCCATACCAGATCTATCTGATATTGCTTTTGCGTATTTACCTGTTGCGTACTTTGCCATTATGCTCCTGGATAATAAGCTTTTGGTGTTATATATGTACTAGAAGCTGAACCATCTTCTGCTAAAGCTCTAGCTAATTCATCTTCATAATATAACTTCATAGCTTGTGTCATTTGTGGTTGATATTTTTGTGATAAATAAAAAGCTAAACCAGCTGTCATACAAGGAACAAATCTAAATGGTACATCTGTTGCATTTGTATAATCACCCACATCTTGTATTCTTTTTATATAATAAATATGCATATCTTTAGATGCATTTGTAGAATCTGGAGTCGGATAAATGTGTATTCTAACTTTATCAATAAATCTTTCTACCCAATATTGATTAGGTGTGCCTTTTGATAACTTGTTAGAAAAACCTGCATAAGTTGATCTATCAACTTTTGTCATTGGACTGTCAGATTGAGTTGTTTGAGTTCTATTAGATCTTAATTGTGACTCAAGGACATCGGATATTCCGTATACGTTTGCTGGTGTAGATACAGCACTTGTGCCATCATCACTTGATCTAAAAAAATCATAATCTGATTGACCTTCAATTAAATCAATATTTAAATCTCCTATTTCCCAATAATGAATACCTCTGTTACCCCATTCTTGAAATAAAATATTAAGAGATCTTCTTGCAGATTTTAATTGATAACCTGCTACAGAATTTAATCCAATACGTTCAAAAGCATCTTCTATTATTTCATCAATAGCAA